GGGGCATCGGCGTGCATGGCCAGAAACTCGGCATTTGCCCGAAGCTCCACCCCGATGGACTTGATCCACTCGAAATACGTCGAGACCGACGTAACCCACGACCACCAGCAACCCACCGCCATCAAGCGGTTGCCCATGTCGATCTGTTGTTCGGTGGGTTTGTTGCCGGGGGCCTTCAATTCGCAAAAGATTGGCGCCTTGCCTTCAACCAGTAGAAGCGTGTCCGGTGTTCCCGCGCGAACGCCCCGCGCCTTTTCCCGCATGTGCGAGAACTGGCCGGCGGCTTTGGAGCGATCGAACGCAAGGAACTCGTGCGGAGCCGATACCGCATCGCGCACGAAACGGACCAGCGCGACTTGCAGGATGTGTTCTCGGTTGATGGGTCTGGGCACTAGTCTTTGTCCTTACACGGCTGACACCTACGATTGAAAATCCCCTCAGACGGGAACGGGGCATCGCAGGTCAAGCACGGAATCATCGTCGTCGGCACCTTCACCGCGAGGGGCTTCTGCAGATACTTCTTCTCCCCCTTCCGGAAATGCCGCCGCATCTGTTCATGGTTCCCCGGCGCCGGCTGGTCTGGATGTTCGGTGCACCATTTGTTGTAGATGCGTTCCCATGATGTGCCTTCGTTGGCTTGGACAAAGGCGGCTAGGGCGGGGGTGATCCATAGGGCGCGGGGCATGGCTTAGGTGGCCTTCCGATCGGGCCGCCCCGTCACATGCACCCGGATCGGATAGGCGTGCCCATATCCCCACCACACCCACGGATCGCGGCCCGTCCGTCGTGGTGACCGCATTTCGGTCGGCATGTAGTCTCGCCAGTCATCCGCATCGTCAGGTCCGATGAACAGCGCGCTAGGACGCTCATCAACCGGAATGACCATGAGGACGGCTGCCGCGTCGTCTGGTGTCATGCCGATGGCGTTCACGTCGGCACCACCCGATGCGTCCCCGGCCCCATCTCCGCATCCAGCCGCACCCGCAAAGCCTCGGCCGTGCTGGGCTTGAGTGGCGCGCTCTGGCCGTCCTTCCACGCGACGCAAACAAGCGGCGGGGCGATGGCTTGGCGGCCTTGGAGCGTGATCCTGTAGACGCAGCGGCGGGTGGTGGAGATGTTGCGGGCGTGGCCGTTGGCGATGATGCGGGCCATGAGTTCGCGGGCGTTCTTGCCGCACATCCATCCACGCGTCTCGTCGATCTCCTGAGGCGTCGCGCTGTCCACTGTGGCGAGGTAGGCGAGGGTGCGGCGCTGTAGGGGGGTCATGCTTCCGGCTCCGCGAACAGGTCGACCAGCCGGGCTTCGGCGGGGTCCTCGGCAACGGGTGCGTGAACGAAAAGGTCTTTCTGGCGTTGCGCGGCTTCGATCCTGCGACATGCGATGCTGAAATAACGCTCTTCAATTTCGATCCCGACAAACCGACGGCCGAGGCGTGCGCAGGCTACGCCTGTGGTGCCGCTGCCCATGAAGGGGTCGAGGATAATGCGGGCGTTCGGGACGAATCCTAAGCACCATTCCATGAGCGCGACGGGCTTTTGTGTCGGGTGGCTTCTGTCTCTTACACCGACTTCATCCCCGACCTTCCCGCACCATTTTGCAGCGTTTCTATCCAGGGATGTCCATGCCAACTCCCCCGCTGCATAACTAGGCGGCATCGGGTGCTTATCCCAAAACAGAAAACACCGAGACGGCGGCAAGAGAAAATAATTCCCGCCCCAAATAATGCTTGGAACCTTTGGAAGATGTGAAAGATCAGCGGGAACGTCGTCCCAATCTTCGTCGGCCATTCGCAGGTTGCTGTGCGAACCACGCGCGGCCCTGATCCCATAAGGCGGGTCCGTCACCACCGCGTCCACCGCCCCAATCGTCGGCAGTATCTCGCGGCAGTCGCCCAACAGAAGCGTCGCATCCCCAATCGTTTCAACTCTCACGGCTGGCACTCCGAAAATCCGCCGACCGAGCAAACCCGGCCGGCGTAGTTGATCGGGAGGAAACTGCGCGCAGATAACCCCCTGCACGCGCGGGGATAAGGGACCGACGCATCACGGGTTCGCCTCAAAAAACGCTCGGGCAAATCCGGACGGCGTAACAGACCGCAACGCGGCCCGGTCGGCAGATGGTGGCAACAGGTGCATCTTGCTGCCCTCGGTGGCGGCAACTGGCCGCTTCGTCGAGCACTTGAACCGCCCCCATAGCTGCGTCCGTTTCGTGTAAGGATCGCCGTATTCGCACGGATCAAACGCCATGATCGGGTCCCCGAGATAAACCCGGAGGCGGCCGACTGGATTTTCCAGCACCCACCATTGCGGAGAATGGACTGCGATGATCCTCATGCAGGCGTCCACCACGGCCAGACCCTCAAGGACGGCGCCTTCTCCCTTGCCATCCCACCACCTGGCACCGCTCGACGCAAAATGCGTGCATGGGGGCGCGGCAAGAATGCCACGAACAGGAAAGGGCAGGGCACGGAACAGGCGCACATCGTCGCCGTTCCTAAGGTCTACCTGCACCACGTCATAGCCGGCTTGGCGATACGGTGCGGACCATGATCCGGTGTAGTCGCACAGGGATAGGATCGTCATCATCGCGGCGCATCCTGTGATAAGATCGACCGACGCGCGTTCCGGAGAACGGAACCGCCCGCGCCGGCCGTAGCCGGGTCCCGAGTCCACTTACAACGGGCGTCCAGTGCCGAAGCCTGGAACACGGTGTTTGCGACATCCCGGCTATTCATGCCGCGCGCGCCTTCTTGGCCTGCGCACGGGTGCACCATTCGTGAAGCGTCGAAATCGGTATGCCGGTGCTCTTGGCGATCGCAGCGTAGGTCATCCCGGAAGCGCGCATCCGAGCGACACGGGTCCGCTGCGACACGGTCCGGACGCGCGGCCAGTAGAGGGCGGAAACGGTGATCACAGCGCCAGGCACGCGACGAACAGCGCGCCGATGCCGAGGGACCCGAGCGCCGCGAGGATGGCGTTGAAGATCATGCCGCGGCGTCCTGGCTGGCGACGGCGGGTATATCAATCCAGTCATTCGGCATAACCTGCCCCCCTGTAATTTCCGCGATCCGCGCCAGCATATCCCGCGCCGGCATTGATCCAGCCTCCCACCGCGCCACGGTCGATTGCGTGACGGATAGCTCAGCAGCCAGGTCGGCTTGCGTGATCCCTCGGCTGTCTCGGTATGCGGCGATGTTCATGTCGGGAACGTGCCACGCGGCGGCGAATTCGGTCAATGGATAAATATGCAATCGGCGCATGATGTATGACTTGCGTGGCAATGCGCGGCGTGCATAATCCCCCCATCGAAACCGATGGGAACCGCCGACATGACCTGGACCCCCGCCGATATCCTCCCCACCGACCACCCGAACGACACGCACCCGCCGATGGACCTGATCCGCGCGCTGTCCGGTCCCGCCGTTCCCGAGCCGCCGCTGGTGGAGTTCGTGGCGCTGGATGACGTGCCGGGCTGGATTGTGGAGGTTTGGTGATGCCCCCGTATCCAGATGGGTTCGACGGCCCTGCCTTCGACGCCCGCTACGGCACGTCGGACGAACCGCCGCCGCCCGTGATCCGCGCTCCGATCGGCTGGGAGTGCATCACGGACACGCCCGCCGACGACACACAGACGACGGTTGGGCTGGTGTGGGACGGTGCATACGGCGCGTTCTTCCTCGACGTGTGCGAGCGGAAGATGGGCCGGCGGGCTGATGACAACCTGGAAATCATGCTGTCCCGCGACGGCCTGCGCCGGCTGGTGGAGCTTGGCACGCGGATGTTGGGGGATCGGACGTGAGCGACCTCCCCGGCCACGACCAGAGCAAGGTCCGAGGATTCACCAGCCCCACCCTGTCCGGCCTGCTGTCCAACAACGCGCCGCTCCCCGACCAACTCCGCACCGCGTCGGAGCAGTTGCGCGGGATGCTCATGGCCGGGGAGTTGGACGCGTTGTCGGAGGACACGCGGCTGGTGTTCGTGGCGCTGGCGATGTTGCTGAACGGGGCTGCGGTTCGGGTGGGTGAGCGGTGAACGAATATCTGCGAGCCAAATCTGCCCTAGAAGCCGCCACGTCCGAATCCGATCTGGACGCGGTGTTTCTCGGGATCAGGTGGGGGTTGGTGGATGCAAACGTGCCAGGTCTGACGGTTGTGTATTTGACCGTTAAGGCGCGGCTTTCTCGGGATGATGGGAAATAATACGATGGCAACGAAACCGACGACGACCGAAGAAATCTCAGTTTTGGAAATCAGCGAGGGCATGGTCACGTTTTGCGTGATCGGCAATTCTCCGCTGATCTTCAACCGCATGGCCGAAAAGGCAAAGCGGGAATTGTTGATGCCAAAGGGACGCAAAAGCACCGCCGACCGCGCGGCCAGCCTCAAGCACAATCCGACGGAGGAATACCGCAACAGCGTGTATCGCAACGTCGGTGATGCAACGAAAACGCGGCTGAAACTGCCTGCCCCTGCGTTCAAGGGTGCGATGGCGACGGCGGCGTTGGATTTGCCGGGGACGAAGAAGTCTGAAATCGGCCGGCTCGTGTGGGTGCAAGGGGAATACGTCGATGTATACGGCATTCCCAAGTTGCTCATGTCGGTTGTGCGATCGGCGGATATCAACAAGACGCCGGACATTCGCACCCGCGCCATTGTCGCGGAATGGGCCTGCTCCGTCACGATCCGGTTTGTAAAGCCCAAGCTGCAAGCCAAGGCGATTGGGAACCTGATGGCAGCAGCTGGCATTACGGCGGGCGTTGGCGACTTCCGGCAGGAAAAAGGCAAGGGGTCGTTCGGGCAGTTTCGGCTTGTGGAAGCGACTGATCCCGACTTTCTACGGATTATTTCGGAAGGCGGGCGCGAGGCGCAAGACGCCGGCCTCGAAGCGTGCGAACCGTATGATTGGGATACGGAAGAACTGTTTGACTGGTTTACGAAGGAGCTGGCCAAGCAGGACGACGACAAGGCGCCGGCGAATGATACGGCAACACGCAAGCGCAAAGCGGCGTGAGAGTGGATGTCACGGAATGGCGGTCATGGATTGATATGGCGTGGCGTGGCATGGCAGGGCGCGGTGCATCATGGCATGGCGGTCAAGGGGTGGCATCGCATGGCTCGGCGAGACAAGCCGGTCGTGGAATGGCGCGGCCCGGCCGGGCACGGTCGGACACGGCAAGCCGATACGGTCGAGGGAAGACACGGCGGCGCAAGGTCCGTCGAGGCATGGCCGGGCGGTCGAGGTAGTCATGGGACGGCGCGGCCGGGCAAGCCCTGGCGGTCCTGGCCTGGCGCGGCCGGGCGGGGTCTGGCGTTGCCGGATCTGGCCGGTCAGGGCGGTCTAGGCGGGGCGTGTTGCGGATAGGCGATGCCCTGCACGGCTGGGTGGCCAAGCCACCAAAACCGGCGGGGGAGCAATCCCCCGCCACCTTTGAAGGAATACACAATGAACGACGACATCATTGCGGAACTGACGCGGCTTTCGGTAGAGAACCACGGGCGGTTGACGCCTGACAATGTGGTTGACGCGGCGCAGGATGAGGCGTCCCCGCTGCATCGATGCTTTGAGTGGGACAACGACGCGGCGGCCCATATGTTCCGCGTTGAGCAGGCCCGCCACCTGATCCGCAGCGTTCGGGTCGATTTCACGACATCGCATCACACGGTTCGGGTTCCTGCGTTTGTGCATGACCCGGAATGCGAGCACGGCGAACAGGGCTATGTGTCGATCCGCCAGCTTTCCTCTGATGAGGATAAGAGCCGGGAAGTCGTGATTGCCGAGTTTTCCCGCGCGGCTTCGGCATTGAGGCGCGCTCGGTCGGTGGCCATGGCCCTCGGCATTGAGGAACAGATTGACGACATCAGCGAGCAGATGAAGCGCGTTGTTGAGAGTGTGCAGGCGGTGGCGGCATGACCGCCCCCTCTGCATGGGCCATGGAACAGGCCATGTCGGCACTCATGTCCGGCCGAGCCGCGCTGATTGCGTCGGACCCTGACCTGCCCGCCGACGAAGCCATCCTGTCCGACACGCTCAAGGCCGAGACGGATGACGTTTACGCCCTACTCCACCGCGTTCTTTTGGCCGCCGTCGAGGCTCGCACGATGGCGGACGCGACGGATGCACGGGTAAAGGACCTGACGGCCCGGCGCGATCGCTACAAGCAGCGCGCCGAAACGCTGCGGGGCACCGCCTTTGCCGCCATGGATACGCTGGGTCTGACACGGCTGGAACTGCCGGACCTGACGGCCTCGATCGCGCGCGGCCGGCCCGTGGCAATCGTGACCGACGAAACGAAGCTGCCCGACGATTACTGGCGGACCACACGCGCCATCGACAAGGCCGCGATCAACGAGGCTGTCAAGAATGGCGTCGTGGTCCCCGGCGTCGAAATGACGAATGCGATCCCGAACCTTCAAGTGAGGACGAAATGAGCAACGCAATCACCACGCGCCCGACCGGCGCAACGCAGGTCCTACGCCCCCAGACGTTTGAGCAGCTTGGCCAGTTCGCCGCCATGGCCGCGCGATCGTCCATGGTGCCGCAAGCCTATCGCGGCAAGCCCGAGGACATCATGCTTGCCGTCCAGATGGGCAGCGAGGTCGGGCTTGCGCCGATGCAAGCTCTCCAGAATATCGCCACGATCAACGGCCGGCCGGCCCTGTGGGGTGATGCCCAGCTGGGCCTCTGCAAGATGCACCCCGCGTGGGTCTCGATCGAGGAGATTATGAACGGCACAGGGGAGGGGATGCGGGCGCGGTGTGTCGTGATCCGCAATGGCGAGCCGCCCGTCGTTCGGGAGTTTGGATTTGTTGAGGCCAAGCAAGCCGGCCTGTGGGGGAAGGCCGGCCCGTGGACGCAATACCCAGCCCGGATGATGCAGATGCGGGCGCGCGGGTTCGCCTTGCGCGACGCGTTCCCCGATGCGCTGCGGGGCTTGCTGTCCGAGCATGAAGCGTTGGACACGCCGCCACCGCCTCCGCCGGTCTACCAGGGCACCACGATCGACAGCACCGCCACGCCGGTTGCTGATACGCCCGCCGTGACGGCCGAGGTCTATACCCTCGACACCGCCCCGAACCCGCGCGCGTTTCTGGACACGCTCGAGCCGATGCTGGCCGCAGCGCAGACGGCCGATGACGTGGACGCGATCCTTGCCCACCAGCGCATCCAGTCGGCGCAGGATCGATTTCTGAACGGCGCCAAGGAGCGGTTGGCATCCCTGATCCAGTCCGCCCTCACCCGCACCGCCCCGCCCGTGACCAAGGAGCTGCCCCCCACCACCACAGACGACGGCTGGCCCGGCCCCGGAGGTGACGCATGACCCGGCCGAACTCCCCCGCGCTAGACGCCATACTAGGCCAATCATTCCCCGTCCTAGACCACGGCTTTATCCGCGTGATCGACTACATGGGAGACGATGCTGCGATTGAGCAGGCGGCTCGCGTGTCCTATGCGGCTGGGACGCGCCGGGTATCGGAGACGCGGGATTTGCTGCGCTACCTGATGCGGCGACGGCACTCGACGCCGTTCGAGATGTGCGAAATTAAGTTCCACGTTCGCTTGCCGATCTTCGTGGCCCGCCAGTGGATCAGGCACCGCACGGCGAGCGTGAACGAGCAGTCCGCGCGGTATTCCGAAATGCGGGAGGAATTTTATATCCCGCGCCCGGAACAACTGGCCAAGCAATCGGAAACGAACAAGCAAGGCCGAGGCGAGGTTCTATCGTCAGAGAATGCGGCGGCTGTGCTGCGGATGCTCTACGCCGACGCGCGCCGGTCGCATGACGACTACAAGGACATGCTGCACACGCACGGGCTATCCCGCGAGGTTGCGCGGATCAGTTTGCTACTCGGCACCTATACCGAATGGTTTTGGAAGATCGACCTACACAACCTGTTCCACTTCCTGTCCCTCCGCGCCGACCACCACGCGCAATGGGAAATCCGCCAATACGCGGACACCATGCACGACATCGTGCGGCAGTGGGTGCCGATCGCGACAGAGGCTTGGGAGGATCACCGGCTTCACGCGGTCACCCTGTCGGCTCAGGCGGTGGCGGTTATGCGGCGCAAGCTGTCGGGGGAGACGGTCACGCAGGAGACCAGCGGCATGGGGCGGCGGGAGTGGGCGGAGTTCTTGGAGGCGTTCGCATGAGACCATCACTCTGGACCCCGGAGCGCGACGCGCTCCTCCGCGAGCTTCGCGCGTCCGACATGCCCCGGCCGGAAATACTAGAGCGGATCAACGACGGTTTTGAACCAACGGTGACGCTCAGCCAGATGGTGGAACGCGCCCGCACGATCCGCGCCAAGCGAGGGGAGCCGGTAGTTAGCAATGCGAACCACTTCGCCGCCGGCCCGCGATACCGCACGGATGACGAATATCGGACCATGAGCGATCAGTTTGCCCAGGCCGGGCGCGATCTACGGTTGCAGGAGGTGACGTTTGCTCCGCCCCCGCGTCAGGGGATCATGTCGGGCAAGCCGCCGAACCACGCGGAAATGGTCGCGGCGCGGGTGGCTATGTCGGAGCGGACGCGGACTGGCGTTGGCGAGGCTTATGTGAGGGGGTTGGTATGAGCGACATCGACCGCCCGCACGGCGAAGGCTGGGCACCGTGGCCATTCGCAATGGAACACAAAGAACACGCCCGCCTCTATGGGCTTCTGGACGCGGGCCGGCAAATCGAAATCACCCGCATCGGGTGGGTTGCGCCGCAGGTCGTCACGACGCTTCCGCCACTGCTGGACTTGGCCGGCCTGTGGTGGCGGGTTCCCGTTGACGCAGCTCCGCCGGAGCCAAGCGTTGCGGATCGGATGCGATGCCCGGGAACGCAGGCGGACGCGGCGATGGAGCGGGCCGAGGCGGCGTTGCGGGGTGGGAGAGACAAGGGGACGTGATGATGAGCATGACCGACGACGACATCAAGGCCGAGGCATACTACGCCCGCCAGGAACGCAACGCCCATCGGTGCCAGTGCGGGTATCCCGACTGGCCAGGATCGTGCCCCGGCCCGGCGGACTGCCCGTGTTGCCAGTCAGGCACCGATGAGGAGGACGAAGAATGACCGACGCCGACCTATCCGCCCTAGAGGCTGCCGCGCGGGCGGCGACGCCGGGGCCTTGGTTCCGGCCGATCGCGAATGACACGGCGATCAGAAGCGATGATGTCGATATCGCGCAGACCGTGGGCGCCTACGAACTGGAATGGGAGCGGATGGAGGCAGACGCCGCCTACATCGCCAAAGCGAACCCAGACGCCACGCTGCGGCTGATCCAGCGCGTGCGGGAGGCGGAGGCAGATGCGGCGCGGTTCCGGTGGCTGGACGATACCGCTTCCTACTACGGATCGGGTGACGATCTACGCATTGAGTGGCGCGGGTCTGGATCGTCCATCCGAGCCGCCATCGACGCACTCACGCCACCCCGCGATTAAATCGCCGTAGCGCCCATTTCATCGTTGACGGGTCGCCGTGGGGGCGATATAAAGGGTGTATCGGGACGGGATGGCCGGCCCGGATTGGGAGAAAGAAAGTGGAAATCAACCTCAGCACCGCCAGCCGCGAATTGTTTATCGCTCTCGTCAACGACGCCGGGAACTGGAGCGGACAGCCCATGATTGGCAGGGGATCGAACATCCCAACAAACCTTCAGGCGCGCGGGAATATCACAGACTTAAAGAAGAAGGAGCTGATTGCGACGTTCAAGGATCGCGGCGATATGTTCGTTCATTTCACCGACAACGGGAAGTCGCTCGCATCCGCCATGGGCTTGCAGCTTTAACCCCACCCGGCGGGGGCAACCCCGCCACCCACACAGGAGACGACGCAATGACCGACTTCATTCTGACCCGCTCGGACCAAGGCGACGGCGGCTGGAGCCTGCACGCGCCTGGATCGACTGACGAGGATATCGCGACTGGCGAGGCGGCGCCGCTGGTGACCGGGGTATCCCGCAAGCGGGCCGGCGAATGGCTCCGACCGAACGCTCGGGACTATGCCGACGCCGCTCGTGCCTATGCGCGCGAGATCGAAGCCGCCTAATCCCCCCGGAACTACGCCCGCATAGGAGACAAGCAAATGACCGACACCATGACCGCCGCCGGCTACATCATCAACGACAACGAAGGCATCATCTACGGAACTGGCGCGACCGTTGACGCAGCGTGGGCCGATGCAGAATACGCGTTCCGCACCGCGCGAGTGGCGCTGCTGGACGACGACGACGACAGCACCGAGCAGTTGGGAAGCTGGACACGCCGGTCTGGCCTGACGGTCCACCCAGCATCCGCCGCGTTGCTGGCCGAGGTCGAAAGCAAAGGCGGTGATCTGGCCTGGCGCAAGGTGGGCGGCGTCGCGGTGACGCGCGACGAAGCGGACGCCGCATGACCCCCACCGACATATCCCCCACCCTAAAACGCCTCGGCCTAACACAGGTCGAGGCGGCGCGGATCACCGGCATCAGCCACCACGCACTGTCCCGATACGTGCGCGGCGTGCTGGTGACGCCTCGGTGGCTGGTCCTGCTACTCGACGCCTGGGAGCGGTGCCCGGAGGCTTTGGCGGCGGCTCGTGCCGATTACGGCAGCACCACCCGCCAGTAGGGTTCCCGAGCGGCAATCCTCGCCTAAACCCACCACCCCGCCACAAACCCCACCACAAACGGCCCGATCTGCCAGCACAGGATGCACGGTCGCGCCTTAACCCGTTCCCACCAAGCTATTCCGTCCAGAGCCAGCGCACTAGCAAAGCCACCGCGCCGCCGGCAATGGCTTTCCCAAGCACTGGCAGCGCCCCTTCCAGAAGCTTCTCTGTGGTCCATTTCAGGCCGATCCCATTAACGGGTTTTTCACGCTTTTGGTTTTGGCGCACTTCATCGGCAACCTCTTGTGACGGTTTGACACTCTTACGCGCCAAAGCCTGTGACCGGGGCCATAGGCGGAATCGGCCGCGTGTGCCTATCGTGGGGTTTCGTCATGAGGGTGCATTCCTCTGTCGGTCGGCGCAGGTTACACGATGGACATGGCCGCTTCCCATCGCGCTTGCCATGTCGTCTGATGCGGCTTCCCCGGCCGCCATGTCCGCAGGTAGCAGTCCCACGCGGGACCGGGTTCGGTGGGCAGCGCCTTCGGATCGGTCCATAGCAGCAGACGGGCGAACCCGACCGCAAGCGTGTCATTCCAGCGCAACGCCTCATAGACCGTCGCCTGATCCGCCTCGATGCGGAGGGCTGAGCATAGGCCACGCGCCCGATCGGCCGATGCCCTGTGTGTCAGGACGCCAGCGACGCCACCGCCCTTCTCAAACTGCCAGAAGCCCCGCGCCGGTCCGCCGATCTGCGCCCGATACATCCACCGGCTTTCCTGCCCCGCAATGGCCAGCATGAGGATGTCCGCCGGCCGGGTGCGGGGAATGCCGATCAGCGACGCGGCCACGTCGGCGGCTGGGCCGTAGATGGACGGGAAGAAGGACTGGATCACGCCCGGCGGTTCCTCGCGTTCCGGAAGTTCGCCGCGAGCAAATCCAGCACCACCCGGCAACGCTTCCACCACGCGGGGGATTGCTCAGTTGCCGGCGGGGCGAACGCGGCCAGGATCGCGGCGATACCGCAGACGACCGCGAGGTAGCCACCCCATCCGAACAGGTCGGCAATATCGGTCAGGTCCACAATCCCCTCCTACGAAGCCGACATAACGGCCAGCGTCACCGCGCTGGATGCGCTGTCACGGCGGTAGAACCGTTTCACAATGCCATCCAGTGGCGCCGTCCCAGCGTTGTCGGACGATCCCACATACAGCGCCGACAATCCAGTTGGCACGGCTCCGGAAGTATCGGATACCGCCGCCGCGCCGTTGAGACTGATCCGGAACGCATCGGTGGTGTAGCTGAACGCCACCACCGACGTAGACCCTGCCGTGATCGCGCCCGCCGTCACGCTGGCCACCTGCGCCGCGCCCGATCGGACCACGGCTGTGACGTTGAGCGTTCCGGCGTCAATGCGGATGTCATACGAGTTGTCGGTAGTGCCATCGTCCGTGTGAAACAGCGTCCGGTTGATGCCAGTCGGAGCCGCCGCCGGGACGATGAACTTCATGTAAAATGTGCCCTGCGTCTGCTCGAATGTGGTTTCGAGGCTGTTCAGGGCACACAGATCAGCGCCACGGGTTTTCGGCGCCGTCGTGGTGGCAATGAACGATCGGGGGGAAAGGCCAGTGTGCATGTTGTGGCCCCACAGATACACCCCCTTGGCGCCGTCTCCGATGTAGTTTGAGGCGCCATCGTCCCCGAGCAACTGGATACGGGGCCGCAACGCGTCGGTGCTGCCGGGGTTTGGGGTGCCAATCAGCGTGATGCGATACCAGCCGTTCGGATAGGCTTCCGGCGCAAGGGCCATGACCAGCACGCCGTTGCCGGTGGCTGCTCCTGTCGCGGTGCCGGTGGTCAGGTTGATGGTGCTGGATATGGAATTCGCCTGTGCCGCGCTGTCGAACATATACGCAATCAGCCGCGTCCGCCCGTTGGCCTTGACGAAAAACGACCACGCCCGATTGCCGCCGGCATTGATCGCTGGGCTGGATGTGAAGGTTGCGAAGGCGTGATGGGCAACTGCGCTGCTGACATCCTCGATGATTTTTGTTGCGGTTGTCGTGCCATCCGGAGCAACCCCGCTGTCATCGTCCTGCGTTGCGTTGACGAAAGACGCAAGCAGGGCATGAGGATCGCTGGTATTCGGTAGGAGGTTTTGCGTAGAGCCTTCCACGACAAACCCATTGACCGCGCCCGCCGCCGTCCATGCCACCGCCGCCGTGTTCGCCGCTACCGACGTGATGACGCCAGCCGATCCAAGAAACTCGGCCGTCTCTGTCCGGGTGTAGGTGTAGAGGTCACCAAAATCGACATCTTCCAAGGGCATGGCTACAGTCCTAGCAGGGTGCGAGTGAAGGGCGTTGTCAGGTCGATGGCGCAGTCGGATTGTCCATCAGCGCTCGGGTGAACGCCGTCGTTGCTTGTCCCGGTTCGGAAGTTGGCAACTGGCGTGGCGCCGTCTGAGAAATACTCATTTAGGTCAAGCACGTGCATTCCCGCCGCCTCGGCCGCCAGGCACCGCGCCACGATATCCAGCCGGCTTGCCTCGACGGCAGTAGGATCGCCGGCGGCGTTGATGCGCGTGGGGCAGGGGAGTGGCGTCATCAATACTGGGATGCCGCCATAGCCTCGCACAGTGTCAGCCAGAGCCGTGGCGGTTGCCCAGTCGCTTTCCGCATCGGCAACGCTGGTGATGCCGTTCGCTGATCGAGCCTCGATGAACACGACGGACAGTTTCAGATGCGGCGCCAGCCGACGCATATTCCCGCAGTAGCCTTCCGCGTCAAACCCGCCCGTTCCGCCCGCGAAAAACTCAACGGGATTGGCCGCCGTCGAGATCGCCAGAGCGGTGAGAGATACATGGTTCGCCGGGGGCGTCTGCGTGCTGTCACCTGCCACCGCCAGCGAAACCACCGGATGCGTCGTGATGTATTGCAGGATGGGCGTGGCGATGTCCGTCAGGGTCGTCGATACGAAGTTGGCAGGCGTGGCCACGCAATTGCCCGCGTTGGCGTAGGCGCGCACCTGATGCCCACCCATGAGCAGGTGATCGGCCGCCGATACTTCCTGTGTCAACGATATAGCGCCCGCGAATTTGACGCGGTGCATGATGATCGGATACCCGCCTGGCACATCCGTGCGAGCAAGCGCCTTGATCGGTATCCAATCGGAGTAGGTGTATTTCTGCGATTTAAGGCGCGGGCCATCTGGCCAGACGGAGCCATTGATGGGCGGCTCGAACAACACCTGCGTGGTGACATCGGCGCCGGCTTGATCATCCTCCGCGTCGAGTTGCGCCGCGAGTGTGAGCGGCAGGCCGGCGTTGTTGAATGTTACGGTCGTCCACGATACCGGGTTGCCGCTTGCATCCACCGGGTTGATCGGACTGGTGACGCTGGCCGATGGCGCGATGATGGCGCCTTGGATGGTGCATGTATCAAGCTGGTCATACGGCCAAACCAGACGCACCCACGACGGCGGGACCTCGGTTGTCTGTGTGTGGTGCCATGTCTGTGTATCAGCCACCTCACCGGACGCCAAAGCAGTCGAAGCGCCGAACCGGGCCGACCATCGGGTTGTGCTGACGTTCTGGCCTTGCACGATGCTGACGCCCTCGACAGGCTCCGGCGGAACGATATCCGCCACGGCTTCGTCAACCTGTCGCTCAATCTCGGCCGCGAGACGGGAGGCATTCAGAACCATCCCATCCTCTAGGAGTGTGCTCATAGTGGATTGCCTCCGAGGGTCGTTGTTCCGAGGATGAAATAGCCCATGCGGTCATCCAGAGATGATCCGGGTAGGATTTGATTGACCGTGAACGGCAACGGCGGGCGAACCACCCGGCCTGTCAGAAACACGCGATCGGGGTTGGTGTTGAAATTGCCGAACACCGTGCCAGGCGTCGCCATCTTGTAAGTGTCGCCTGCAAAGTTGGCGTCGAAACTGTAGCCGCCTTCCTCGAAATTGGCGTCAAACGAGATCGGAGACGGATACGTTTCCGCGACGTGACGCGGCGCCGTGAAGTCGGACGAGAACGAAATACCCTCGAACCCGATCGGCTCTTGCGGATCAGCCCACAAACCGAAATCGCTATCGAACCCACTGCGGAGAATGTCCTGTGTGGTGCCTGTCACATACTCTCCGATTTGCTCCACCCCATCCGTGATTTGGAACCGGCCGTAAACGAAATCCGCCGTCTCCATCAAGTATGTGTCGGTTGTAAAATCCGCATCGAACGACAACGAGTTGGGCAGCGTGGTCCAATCCGCATCGAATGAGGCTTCATCCGTTGGCGCGATCGTCCAGTTGCTCTCAAAGCCCCTGCCACGCGGAGGCGCTGCTGGGTTCGTTGCGCCCATGGCCATGAATACGAGGTGACTGCGAGCACTCATGCGCTTGGCCCGCCGCTCCAGTTGATGGCTGATCCACTGCTATCCGTCGCCGCCATCACCGCCGCCACCCCGCCGGCCGCAAGGGTTGTGTGACCGTAGCCGTTGGAAAATGTCCCGGAGAACGTGACCACGCCGCCGGAACGGTTCCACACAACCGCGTTGAATCCCGAACCGAGCGCGGAGAAAGCCGTTGCGGTGATGAACGTGTTGGGCCGCGTGATGGTGAGAAGCCGCTCATTGTGTTCGGCCGCGCTCAGGAACACGTTGTCGGTTGCCGGCTCCAACGGGACCAGGAATTGCCCGGATGTGCCGAGGACCTGCTGCACCAGCGCGCTTAGCTGAATGTGGGTGAGCGGCGTGTCCAGCGGGCCTTGCTGCACAAGGATCACGTCGGTGCCGGATATCGCGCCGCCGGCCGGGAATTGGATGATCTGTTTCGGTTCGCTGGCCATGGTTCAGGCGCCTCCGCGAATTTTGTCCATCGCCTCGGACAACCGCTGAATTTTGTCCATCGCCTCGGACAACCGCGACGCTTGATCCTGACAAAACGCGACAAGCGCGGGGATCAGTTTGGAGTGGTCAACGCCCTGCATCTGCTGACCATCCTTTTCGCCTCGCACAATCCAGCCGGCGCCATCCTCTTGCAGTTCATGCGCAAGGAACATCGGGTAGCGCGCGCCATCGGATTTGAATGCCGCGTCATGCACGCGGAGGCGACTGATCAGAGATCCATCCGCCGGGCCATAGGTGACCTTTAGCCGGTAGTCGGATGACGTGTTGTATGCGGTCGCCGTGCCGCTTGTGGACACAGAGCCGACCACCCCGTTTGCGTTCAGGAAGGCGATGGCGAGCGATGATCCGGTGCCAGGTGTTTCAGTCGAGAATGGGGAAGTGGTGCCGTCGTGCTTGACGGAAAGGCGCGCAATCGCGGCCGCGCCGCCTAGCTGGACGTTGCCGTCGCCGTCCAGAAATACAGCCTGATCCGATGGCAAGCCGCAATAGACCGTCGTGGTGCCTGCGAAGTTCAGCTTCGCCGTGGTTCCTGCCGAGTTAGCAAGGACCGTCGTGCGAGACAGTGTGTTTGGCGAGCCATGGGTTAGCGTGCCCTCGCCACATTCCCACTGCGTCGCGTCGCGCATGAAATAATATGGCGTCGATCCGTTGCCGAACACCGAGGCGAACGTAACGAACGGCGGCGTTGCACCGCCAAGGTTGAAGGTCGTTGAAGTTGCCGGCGCGGATGCCGTTTCCTTCACGTAGTCAGCTAGGCCAGCCATCAAATGCGCTCCAAGATGCGAGCATTCCAAGCCACGCGCGCGGCGGTGCGAAGCCCGTAATTCATTTGGTCCGACGTGGAGAGTTGGCCGAACACCGCTTCATAGTTGATATCCGCGCTGTCTATGTTCGGGATGGCGAGGATGTTGCCGCCAAGGCGCGCGATGCGGTCAATTTCCATCGCGTATTGCCAGACCTCGGTTGCGGTAGAGGTGCTGTCAAAGTCCACCGTCACGAACCGTTTTTGCCAGCGGTGCATGGGGAATTCCTGCCCGCCTTGGGTTTGTTGCTGGTCCGTCCGATCGGTGCGACCGAACGTAGAGCGGAACGTCCGGCCGTATTCCGGTATCCAAAGCGGGCCGCAATAGATCAACGGCACGTTAATGTGGTTGTCTGGATTGCCAGCGTCTTCAACGTAAATTTGCAGGAAATCCGCCGTTATGTTGCTGGGAAGAACATGAACAATCTGTTGATACCCGGCCGGAGGCCCATTGACATTGGCATTATAAACGGCGGTAGGCGGCCCATTATAGTCATTCCAAAGTCCAATATTGATTTGGGCCGATGCGGTTATATTCGACCGAGCAATACAAACGGCACGCCAAGTCTGCTGCTGGGTATTCGGACGGATGCGGATAAACGCACCCGTCGCTAGCGTTAGCCCACCATCCTTTGTCTGCCAGGCGTATTGCGGCGATCCTTGATCGTTGGCGACTTGATCCGGGTCAAGCCCAACGGCGGTATCGTCCACGCTAAGCGCATAGATTACTGCATCTTTCGCATAGTTTTGATACCCAAACGCCGTGACACCCATCAGACCAGCACCATGAACGTAATCTCTTCCTGCGAGCGAAACTGCTCCGACACAATCAATCCTCGCTGGCCGAGGCGCAGGAACGCGCTAGGCCATGTGAGCAAGACCGTTTGGCCTATGTCCAAGCCCAACCCGACCTCCATCGGCACTGTGAGGAGATAGGCCGATCGTGACGTGCACCACAGCGCCTCTATTTCGCTCGCCACCGTCGCCGCGTCGGTTGCGCTATCCAACCCGCCACCGAACGGCGGAAGGTCGTTAGGCCGGCGGTATGCGGCCAGGATCGCGGCGTTGGATGCCGACTTAAACCTGTCCGCCTGGGCAATGAACTCGCGGTGGGTGTCGGTCGCCAATTCGGATGCGTCGGTCTGGATCGTGTAGTTGTGCTGATAGGCTACTCGGATGCGGTAGGGGGGCGGAGACAGTGAGGACGGCAATTCGATCGGCCGGACGGTCTTGGCCGTGTATTCGTTGATCGCCGCCGTTGGCGTGGCGGAGAGAGAGGCCGCGCGGAGTGCCAGGACCTTGGATCGCCCGTCGCGCCCGACGATCATCTTTGCCGCAAAAGATGCCATGACGTATGCCACAGCGGCCCGTGCGGTCATGCCAGAGCCGGCGGCGATGTATATACCGCCTGCATAGGGATACGCGGTCGCCGCGTCGCTGTAGGATGTGGTGTTCATAAACCCGGACGGCACCGCCGCATCCTCGGATTGCAGGTAGCGCGCGATGCTGGCCAGATTGGTGATGTTGCCAGCGGTCGAGAACTGGCCGGTTGCGGTGAGGGTGATCTGTCCCACAGGCGGGCTGCCAAGCTGGAACAGGCCACGGGAGTTGTCGGTTCGGTATTGCCCCGCCGTCGTGGTTCCGGTGTAAAGGTCCGTCGTGTTGGCCTGAAAAACGATGCCAGACGCGCCGGTTGCACCTCGCTCATACAGTGCGACAACCGTGCCGGCCGCGTCATTGTATTGATAGATCAGGTTCGTTGGATCAATGAGAACAGGCGCGATGTTGTAGGCTTTGCCTCGCAGTTTCGGCAGTGTGACGCCGGCAAGCTCCGCCGTCCCGTCGTAGGTTCCGGTGCCGCCGTAAACCGCCGACTGGATCGGGCGTTCCAACCAATATGAGATATCCCTAATGGGGATGACAACCGATCGGTCGGCGGCGATCCAGGTTCCCGCGACGCCTGTAAACACGGTTTCGAGAGACGCCAGCGCGGGCGATGTCCAGATTTTCCGCGCGGTGTAGAGCCGTTCCATGTCGCGGCTTGTGACGGCTGGCGTGCCGACTTCCGGCAGGATCACGGAACTGATCGCGGATGCTTTCTCCATCTGCGGTGCGCCAACCCGTATCGTCACGTCGATGGTTGCGCCGTTCGTCACGGTCACCAGAATGCGGCCCCGAATATAAGCCGTGTTGGCGACTGTAACCGTGCGAGTTACGCTGATCCGTTGGGTATACAGGTCGGCAGTCGTGGGGGTGAAAGTCTGGGATGTCGATGGGGTAGACGACCCGCCGGCTTCCAAGAGATTGACGGAATAGGTTGTGCCAGTCACCGCGCCGGCCGCTACCTTGGCGTAAACAGCACAAGTCCACGTCTCGCCTACCGCCGCGACAACCGACGTCGCCGAGACGAAGAAGATTTGGAACACCTGCGTTGCGGACGCGGTGCCGACAAGGCGGATGTCAACGTATGGTATTCCGTCATCGGTGCCGACCGCCGCGATGGTCCGCGTGATCCCGCTGGCCGAACCCGTAACGGTCCATCCGGTTGGGACGGTGCCAGGCGATCCCGCGACCGCGCCCGATGCCCGTGGGTTGGCGATGTGGTTCGTTGACGCCGCCTCATTGAGCAACGTCCGCGTGCCGGTGGAATAGTCCCATCGGATCACGCCGGCCGCCGCTTCCTGCAACACGCCAACAACGTCTACATACCAGCCCTTGGTTTGCCGGTTCGAACGGTAGCCGTCGAATGCCTCGAAGGTCTTTGTGCCGCGCTTGATCGTGACGTTTTGCGCGTCGATGTTCCACGAACGGAGAAGCGACGAAACCGCGTCATCCGTATCCGTGACTTCGAGCGACCCGAACGACCATGAACCCGCGCCGTCACCCGGCGGGAGTGGGATTTGCCGGTCAATCCCGAACGACGCAGCGATCTTGGGCGGGTAGACGACAACGCCGCCCGCGTCCGTGGATTTGGTCGTGTAGCCGTCGTCTGACAGGTAGAGCGTGCCGGTTGTTTCGGTCGGTTCCACGTCCATGGAAATCGAACCCCACGGCACGGCACCCCAGGCAAGCTCATACTCTTGCGTATCGCCGGCCGGTTGGAACATGTCCACAGTGGCAACGAAGAACGGCTTTGTGGTCATGCCGCCGGCCGCATCGCTTGCAAGCGGGTCTCGGCCAGGATGGCGTCGAGCTTCTCGACCATCTTCTCAATCAGCCCGCCCAACACCGCCGTTTGTTGCGCCTCCGATGCGCGAATGGCGGCCGCAACGATATCCTCTGGCGACTGCGACACGGCGCCGCGAAGCACTGCTTGGACCGACGCGAAGTCTGTCGCGTATTGCTGGCCAGAGCCGAACAGATTGCGGGACGATCCTAGAAGCTGATCCGCCGCCGCTGGTAGCTGCGAGAGTGCATTAAAGTCGCCTTCGCCTATGCCAGCCGCGATCGACTGGAAATTGCCCAACGCGAGGCTGTATTGCGCCCGGCCGGTCATGGGGGATTTGTCGCTAAACGGCAACGACGCGGCGTAGTCGGCGATGCTCGTGATCGTGGCGAGGGCGTTTTGTTCCGCGCGCGCGCGAACGGCCAGCGAGGATTGGTCGGACTGGATCGCTTGGGAGTTGAATTGCGTAAGGAGGGCAAGACGTTCTTCGTAAAGCGCGCTTTCAAGAAACGCCATTTGGCTCAGATAACGCTCAGAGGTTTTGCCGCTGTCCCCGAGAATAGCGAGCAGTTCGGCGGAATAGCTTTCCCGTTCTTGCCTTGCCCGCGCGTCAAATTCGGTAAGTGTCGCGTCAAAAGCAATACGCGGGTTATTATCGTTGACTGCTTTTGCGCGCCGGTAGCGCATGTCTAGCGACATTTGAGATTGGTCTAGGACTTCGCTCACGGATTTCCACGCCGTGGCAATCGCCGTAGCGCGCGCGGCCGTTAGCTCGTGCTCGGCATGGCCAAGCTCGCGCGCCCTGTCCAGGGCGTCGTCGAACCGGCGGCTCAATACGGCTATTGTTCCCTCGAGAGACCCGAGGCCATAGGTCGTTTCGGTCTTGCCGAGGGCGATCAGCGCCGGGGCTGTGTCGTTGACGAACGTCGTGATGCGCGCAACAGTCGCTTGCAGGTCTTCCAGGTTGGCGAATGCCTTGTTCTGCAATGCGCGGTTGAGTGTGCTTTCGGTGCTGCTGAACCGCAGCTCCCCGAACGCATCCGCGATGGATCCGGGGCGGCCGTCACCCTGTCCGAAATTCAGCCACGTTCCGCTATTGCCACCGATGATGCGCTGCTGGCCGAAATTGTCGGCCGATACACCGTTCGCAATGCGGAGGTTGCTTGCCGCGAGGACGGAATTGATCTGCGCGGTCTGCTGTTGCAGCGCGGCAACCTCTTGGGTCACGTCCACTATCTGCGAGAACGTCTGGCCGACGGATAGCATTCCGTCCGTCGCGTTTAGGCCGGTGGCGGAGAACGGCGTTGCTTTCTTGGGGCCGATCAGGCCGCCGCCGCCGCCGCCCAATAGGCCGCCGAGGAGGCCGCCTAGGACAGTCCCGATACCCGGGAAAAGGAATGTGCCAGCAAGCGCACCAGCGCCCGCACCCAGGCCGGCGCCGATCATGGGTGCCGGCCCGACCTTGCCGAGAGACGACTGCAACAGCCCGCCAGCGAGGGAACCGGCGCCGAAACCGAGGCCAACGCCAGACAGCATCCCACCGATCGTTGCGCCGCCCTGTGCCGCCAGGACGGACGACGGAGCCGCCGGGCCGAATGCACCGCCCATGCCCGCGAGCGCCGTGTTGGTGGCAGTGCCGAGGCTGACGCCATTGATCCCGGTGGATAGGAGGCTAGAGATACTGCCCCCAAGGTTCCCGAGGATGCCATTCGACCCCGTAAGACCGAGATATTCCCCAATCCCGGACAGCTTGCCCGCGAAATCCGTCAGACCCAGCGCATCCGTGATTCCGCCGAACGTCGAGGCATTCGACGCGGCGTTCATGATGTTCAGGCCGCCGGTTGCTTGGCCGGACACGCCCGCATTGCCGGCCAGTGTTCCCAGTCCAGTCCACAGGCTATTGCGCTGCTGCCCTCCGAACGAATTGAGGATCGGATTGACGACCGCAAGCTGGGCAATGCTGGTCGCAACCGATCCCATGACCGATCGGACTATATTGGAGAAGCTGACCGCCGCGCCTTTGCCGGACAGGAACGCGTCGACAATGCCTTGCCCGAGGCGGTCGAACGCGGTCGAAAGGATATCCGTGACAGCCTGCACCGAGGATTGGATGTGCCTAAATTCCTCGGCCGCGCGACCAGAACGGATAAAGCTGTCCGATAAACGGCTAACCGTCGCGTCGTATTCCTTCATTCCCGGCTCTAGCTTTTCCTTCAACGCAGCCGCGTGGGCTTTCTCTTGCGCTTGCAGAAGGTTCAGGCTTTCGGCCGTGCCATCATATGCCGCGTTGATACGCAGTTGGGCATCGGTGGCTTCGTTGAGATCGCGGATTTGTTCGTTGAGTTTGTTTCCGCCTTTCGCGTTGTCGAGCGTAATGATTTTGTCAGTTAAACGCTCGACCTCATCCGCATAGGCTTTCGTGCCCCGCGTCAGACCATTGGATATCGCCTTCGCCTCGGCCTCGCGTGCCGCCGTGATTTTCACAACCTCGGCACGATTGACGCCATAGGCTGCGCTCAATCGTTGCTCTGCCGCGATTTGGCTGTCGTAGGTGTCGGCGGCTTTCTCTAGACCCGTGCGGTGGGTTTCGTTCTTCTTGATTAGGTCCGCAATCGACTTCTCATTTGCGGCAATGGCGCGCGTGTAGTCGTTGATGAGCGCCTTATTGCCCTCAACGGCGGGATCGAGTTCTTTGAGCGCGGCGCGGTATTTGTCTGTCCTGATGGTGAGGGCCGCTATTTTGCCGGCATCAGAAGCGCCGGCATCAGACGCAGCATGAGCTGCGAGAGACTTCCCCGCATCCGGCGCGGCCATGCTTCCGCCGGCACCGCCACCAGACAAAGGCGGGATGACATTGGACGCGGGCGGAACCTCGGCACGCGCCCGGTCTATCAACGACGCCTCGCGAGCGCGATATTCTGCAAGCGCCGCGTTCATGGACTGCCGGCGCTGATCCGCCAGCCGGCCGGTTCCTGTTTCTGCCGCTAGAGAATCCTCAACCGTCCTGATTTGACGGCCAACGCCTACGATCTCTTGGCTTAGTTCGGCGCCCGTGTTCCCGAACATCGCGCCGGAAATGGCGCGAACATCCCTCGCCAACTGCGACATGACGGCCACGACCGGGCCGCTGTTCACAATCTTCGTCATGAACGCGTCCCAGCCGTTGGCAAGAGCGCGAAACGCCGTCTCCATCGGGGAAAGGGCTTGTTCGTTTAGCCCCGCCACCCGGTCTTTCAACAACCGGAACGCTTCGTCCGCCGCCTTCGCCTTGTCCCCATGCTCCGTCATTACGCGGATGTTGGCGACCTGTTGGGCCGTGAGCAAGTTGAAGGCTTCATCCAGTTTCATGATGCCCTCGAAGCTCCCCTTGGAAGCCTCGGTCAGCAACTGGAATGTTTCGGATATAGATTTACCAGACCCCGCCGCCACATCCGCCCCCAACCCGACAATCCGGCCGATGGCGCCGCCGGACAGCGACGGATTGCGAGCAAGAGCAGTCACCGCAGCCTGTGCATCGGCCGCAGCAACGCCCTGTTGCTTGAGTTGGGTGATGTAGCCTTGAAGCTGTCCGGTAGACAATTCCGCCGAACGGCCAACGCCAGCAATGGCAACGCCTAAATCACGCTGCTGGCCTTCCAGTTCTGACGACCGGGACGCAACGGCGTAGATGGCCAGACCGAACCCAACCATGCCGGCCGTCGCGGCAATGATGCCAGCGTTCGCCGCAATCATTCCGCCGATGGATTTCGCCACGGCGCCGATGGACGTGTTGGACACGGCCATCACCTGTCCGATCTGGCCACCCTGTTGGATGAAAGTGGTCATAATCGGCGCGCCGGACGCCAACTGCTGGAACACGTCAATCGACTGAATGCCGAGTTGACGGACTGCGAAGGAGGCTTGGTTTGTCGTCGTGGCGAATTTGGCGGTTGACGCGCCGGCCGTCGTCAATGACGTAGATACAGCGGTGCCGGCTTGAGCAAAGCGTTGCTCTACAGCCGCGCCGTATGCGTTAATCTTCGCTGTTGTCTGGTCAAACAGAACATTCAGCCGCGCAAGGTCTTGCTGCTGGCGTGCTTGCGTGATTTCGCCACGCTGATAGGCGTCATTGACGGCGTTGATGCGCGACGCGTGGGCCGCCTCGGCTCGCTCTAGGCGAGATGCAGCCGCCGCCGCTCCGTCGATGTTTCGAACGATGCGGTCATATGTCTGCGAAGAACGCTTAAGAACCTGATCGGTCGCATTTGTTGCGGTGCCGAGGCTTTCCATCGCCTTGGCCGCACCCAGCAACGCGGCTTCGTCCGCCTTCGCCTGAGCGGCAACCTTGCTCGCATATTCTACGCGGAGGGTTTCGACTGATACCGCCATATCAGCGGCTCAACGAAATGGTAAGGGCCGGATAAGTCACCTGCTGCCCTTTCTGAGTATCGCGCCGAGGCATCAAAAATGCCCGACCTTGACGAAATGCGCTGGATCGGCGGCTCTGTTGCACCGGGGTGCGGTGAGCGTGGCCCTGCAGGATGTATGGCGTCTCGTATCCTAACGTCGCAAAGGACGCTGGTAGGAATACGAACGTCTTGCCGAAATAGGTGTTCTGGTATTTCCGAAGCAGTCGTTGCCGCGCCCGCTCAATCGGATGGGCGGGAACGCTTAACTTCATGGCGCCAACTTCAACCTTCCGCGCGTAGGGAAGCGGGTTGACGATCATCACATCCGCATCAAGCGGTATGTCCTCATAGTCGCCAGTCCACGGCTTGCCGTTTACGGCCAAGGTCCAAGCCCGAACAAAGTCGCCATCATCCATCGGGGACGCCATGGCGAGTTGAAGCATCGACTCGCGGATGATTTTGTCCCACGAGTTGAACCGATACTCGACGGCCCCACCCGGCCGCGTGGTTTCCTCTCGTGCGCCTTCCCGACCGTCAACGAACGTGTCGTAACGTTCCGACGCGCGCCCGGACTGGATAACCTCATCACGGTAGCCACGCGCGGCGATGGCAAACTTCCGCGCGTTGGCTTCCAATGTCAGGTTCGCATCGACAAATTCGCGGATCGTGCGAGCAACGGTTAGGTGGTTGCTCGCCATCCGTCACGACCTCGGCTTGTTCTTGTCCACCCACCACGGAATGAAGACGCCATCCATGGACTGGATGCAGTAATCCAGCATGTCCCGGTCATCGTCCGAATAACCGTGGCCGTCGCACCATGAACGCACCGCAGTCCATGCGATTTTGCCAGGAACGGACCGGATCATGACCCCGCCCATTCCAGTCCCGACGCCCGTAACGACGTGCGGGCGTTCATCACCGAGGCGCCACCACGCTTCCCATATCCAGTCGAGATGCGGGATGTTGTTCGCGACTTCTTCCACCTGTAGCCGCAACTCCGCGACCTCATGCGCGAAAACCTCGCCCGCGTCCGGTTCCTCCGCAATTAGCCGTTCAACCTCGGCCAGCCGCGAAGCCGCTTCACCGCCCCCGGCTAGATGGTTTCGGAGGCGGTCACAGAGTTTCCCGCGTTGGCCTGCATGAGCGCCGAACGATCGCCCGTGACTTCAGCCGCCGCCGCCTGGGCCAGTTGCAGAAACAGCCGGTTCGCCTCGGGTTCCAGAAGCAGCGCCCGAAACGTGTCCTTGCTCACCGCAGGGCCGTCGTCGGTTTCCACCAAGCCCCGAACATCAAGGAAGCATTCATCCGCCAGCGCGCGACCGAGGCACAAATCCTCGACCGACGGCGGCAGTGTATCCACAGACACCATCAACGCGCCGGGGTCGGTCTTGCGGTTGATCTCGCGCACACGCTCCATCCGAAGACGCTGGAACGTGTCGCGATATCGCGCCGTAAAGCCTCGGGTCTTGATCTCGAACGGCTCGCCGTCGACTTCAACGGTTACCCACCGCCCATCGTTGATCCGGTCCGCATCCAATTGGATGCGCTTGAGAGACGCCACAGGTTGCTCCTATCAGTTTTCGACATATTCGAAACGGTCCAGCGTAATCATCGCGCTGGTCACATCTTCATCCTTGGACGCGCGCCACGAGAGTGGCAGAATCACGTCCACGTTCCGGCCGCTCGCGTTCGGGCTGCCATCGCCCGCGAAGAACAGACGCGGGACAGCGAATACGAGTGCCTGCTTGGAAAGGCTGTTGTAGACCGCGCTCGCCAGAGACGTTGCCGTGCCAGCGAGATACTTGGTCAGCAGCGCGTTGTCGCCGAAGTAGGGTTCGATCGTGCCGGTCACGTCCAGCGCATGGCCGGTGATGCCCTGCGCGTATTCCGTGTCGATTGCGTCGATCATCGTGCTGTTGTTGTTCAGGACGATGGTCATCGCGCGCACGAAATTCGGGGTCCCGAGGGTGGACCCGCCTTCCGTGAGCCGACCGACATGCACGCGCGTCACGAACGCCGGGAAGTCGGACAGGTCGAGGGTTGCATCGGGGCTGGCATCCAGCGCCGAGGTGCTGACGGACCCGCCCATGCCCTGATACGTGTTCGCGACCGTGATCGGCTGATTGAGCGCGAAGTTGTAGGTCTGCTGGGCAACGACCATGCCGGGATGGACGAAATAGTTTGGCGTGCCCTGGCCGAGAAACCCGCGCTCGATGGTCTGACCGACCTGCGTGGTTCCGTTCTTGATCTGGTCGCCGATCCACACCTTGATCGTCTTGCCGGTGCCGCTGTCCGTGGTCCATCCCGTGGGGCGGTGATCCAGAGGAATAGCCGTGGCGGTGATGGTGCCGGAAATGCGCGCCCATCCGTTCAGGGCCGCCGTGGCGAACTTGTCGCCCGTCGCGGTGCCGCCGATCTTGATCCACTGGCCAACCGCGAGGCCGAGGGTGGTGAAATCGAGAGCCGTGGAACCGAGGCCGGTTGCCGTGGCGGTGATATCGGCCGAGGCGCCCTGGAACCCGACGACCTTCATGCGGGCCGCTGCCGCCGGGGCGGCTTCATCAGTCAAGCCGGCGCCGACAAAGGCCGGGACCGTGGCGCTGCCCGTGGTGCATTTTGCCACCACGTTGTTGCCGGTGACCCCGAACCCCGTGAGCCTCACCAGTTGCCCGGCAACGAACGCCGTCCCGGTGGTGCAGGTCACGACCTCGCCAGTCGTTGCGACGGCGGTGATGACGCTATCGGCGGTGCCATCGTTGAACCGCGTCGCCGTGTTCGTGAACGCGTTGTAGAACGCAGACCGGATGTCCACATCGTTCGGGCTGTCCGGGAACGGATACAGCATGTCATACGGCATGTCGCCGCTGGATTGCTTGCCGATCCGCAGCACGTCCGACGACATGCGATCCGAACGCATCTCGCCACTCTCGGCGAACGTCGGAACGAGATTGAGCGTCTCGCCATTGACGCGGCGGAGACGCATACGCGGCGTGCCGGGCGTGGTCCCGACAGTAGTTTCCAGGACCGACGTGATCTGGGTGCGGTTAGACGAGGGCATCATCGTTCTCCAAGTTCACAGGCGGGACCGTCACCGCACCCGCGCGGCGCATCTTCAACGGCTCAACCGGGGCATCCGGCTTTTCCTCTTGGATCAGACCGGAATTGACCCAATCCTCCGCCGACACCGGACCGTCGATTTCATCGGCCGTCACAACCTGCCCGACCGAGAAACGGCGCGACGGACTGTTGAACGGCCGCAACACTGCGTATCGCATGTCACGCGTCCCTGACTGTTAAAGTGATCGTCCGCGCGGCGGACTGTGTAACAGGGGTTCCGAATGTCCCTGATCGCACCTTCATGTATTGGTAGCCGGCCCATTGATCGAGGTTGGTTGTGCGGTGCATCTTCCCCGCCACCACATCCAACTGGACCGAAGCGCCCGCCTCGGTGACCAACTCGTAATACGTGATACCGTCTTGCGAGACCTGAAACGTCAGGTCCGCGTCATCCCATCCAGCCGGGACAATGATTGCCAGAATTGGCCGCCGTTGCAGCGTGACAGCCGCCGAAAGCGACCCGCCCAACGCAATGGTTGTCGTCAGGTCGTAATAGTTCACGTCTATCAACTCCCGCAGCACAAGCGTATCGAAGGGCTTAGGTCCGGTCACTTCCTCACGTTCAAGAGCCACGCGCACCAGCCCGCCGACCGTATCGCCGTCCGGGTCGGTCACAACGGAACCGTCAACATCCGCGAGCACAAAGTCAGGACGAATGCGGCGGGTGTCCGTCTCGAAAGACGACGTTGCCCGCCATTCAACCTCGGCCATTAGTTCAGGTCCCACTCCACGGACAGGGACACCCGATAATAGTTCCCGTTGTCGTCGCCGGGGCCGCCAACATCACCAGTGAAATTGCCGAATTTCAGGTCGGGAGCGATTTGGACGCCCCGGAACAACTCAACCATCGCGTCGGCATACTGGTCTGACAGGTCAACGCTGCCATCGGCGCTTGTCGGAGTGTAGATATGGAAGAAGACTAGCCCGTCTTCGCGCCATAGATTGGTTGCCCGGCTCTCGCTGCCGATGGACGCCTGATACGTGCTGTTATGAGTGATTTCGACAAACACATACGGCCGAAGGTTGCCGCCGGCAGATAGCGGGGGCGCGGTATCGGTGGTCTGATAAACAAGCGGCGTGGTCGTCCAGTTGGCCTCTATGCGTTCCTTTACGGCAGCCCTGACGACAGCCCGTGACATTATCCGCGCACCGTGACGTTGATCCGGTGCAAATCGCCATCGACGTAGACCGGATCAGCCGCCTCGATGTTGCGCGGGCGGCCCATTATGATGATCTTGTCGTTCTTCTTCGGCACCCGAACATCCAACCCATTCGGCGGACTGGTCACAGGCTGCCCGCCCGGCCACTGCGCCCGCTCAATGTCGGTTGCTGAAAGGATCACCAGACTATCCCCCTGGATGATACCGCCCGCCAGTTCGTCCGCCCTGTAGCCCCGCACCAGCGCCCGGCATGTGCAATCGACGTTCGCTTGGTTCGTGGTGCCGGTGGTGCGACGGAGGGTCACGTCCTGGCCGAATGAGGCGAGCATGGCGTCTAGGTCGGATTGGAAGGTCACGTCACATGAACCCGAACCGCCAGCGCCCCGCTTGCCCATGTGCCTGTTGACGTAATGACCGCCCGCAATTCCGTTCCAAGCCAATTCAGAACCGAGTTAGCGGACAGAGTGGCAAACGCGGCGGGCGTGGCCGCTGTGGATACGAGCGTGCATGATTTGGCGCCGGCCGCCGCGAAGTCGATGGAGGCAATCTCTCGCCATACCCCGGCGGAACCCATGCGCGACTGGATCAGCGCAACCGCCGTTGATCCGCCCGTGCCAGAGAACGTTGCCTCGAATGTGGCGCGCGTCATGCCGTCTAGGTTGGTGATGGCGGTGAACGCCTGCGCCGTGATGGCGGTGGTGATGGTTTCGGATGCGAGGCTGTAGACGCCGGGGATTGCCATTACACCACCATCTCCCGAAACGGGGCCAACAACTCTTGGATTTCCTGCGACATGAGCGGGTCAGATGCGCCGCCGACCCACCATTCGCGTTCGCCGACGCCTTCAATGCGGACCCGCTTTAGGTTCGGGTCGGAGCGTCCGCTGTCACTGCCCTCGGACCAGAGCAGACGCGCCATCTTTGAAGCCGCCAGCTTGATTTCATCGGGCACTGTGTCCCATCCGGCATCGTAGACGACTACGACCTTGGCCGAAGACCACCAGACCCGCGCATCGTCCGACAGGCTGTAGAGGCGCCGACCGTCAATTTCGTAATCCGCCGCGTCCAATGTCGTGCCATCGGACACAACCGACGTGATGGACGTGACCGGCGCGCGGGACAGCCACAGATGGGACGCGCACACATCACGGAACGTCTCGGTGATGGTTTCAAGCCGCAGCGTGACCGGCGTGGACCCGCTGGCGTTCGTGTAGAGCCGTGAGAAAGCCGAGGCGATGCGACGGTTTAGAACGCCTAGCGCGTCGTCCTGGCTTGCGTCCGATACTCCGACCGCATACCGGATTTCAGCCGTCGTAAGCAGGTTCCGGTCCGTTGCTGGCGTCGTTACCGTCAGCATCAGCCCTGGACCTTAATGAGCAGCGGGTAGAAGTCGCATTGCACCACCGACCCATCGGCATTGGTCAACGTCAGGACGCCCTCGCCATCGACCGTGATGGATGCGACTTTCGCGCCGGGCGGGCCGGGGATCGGGGAGGGACTTTCGCCCGGCTTCCCGCGCCGGCCCGGGGAGGCCAAAAGCTGCCAGCCTTCGCCGGGGCAGTCTCCAGGGTTGTCGCACCGCGCGACGAACGACCCGCCGTTCCACGCCACAAAGTCCATGGCCTTGTATTCGCCGGCAGGGTCCCATGTGCCGCGCATCACCAGACCGCGCCCGTCGTCGCCTTTCCGGCCGGCCGCCGCGAGGCAAATCCAGTCCTCATGCGGAGGCTCGCGGCCCGTGTCCCTCTGTGCCTGCCAAGTCGCGCCGGTATGCGTCACGACATCGCCCTCATAGCAGACGCCATCGGTCCAAGCCTTGGCGACAGGGAGTTTTCCGTCCGCACCCGGCTTGCCATCCTTGGGGGTCGGGATTGCCGCGACAGCATCATCCACCATGGCCCGGATGACAGCGGGATCGGCGTCTAGGCCATTGCGGGGCGCGGGGATGGCCGCTACCGCCTTTGCAACCGCTTCGCCCACCATCGCCTCAATGGCCACCGGATCGGCGTCCTTGCCCGGCTGAGGGGGCGGCAAAGCGGCAACCGCGTCGGACACCATGGAGCGGACCGCATCCATACTCACACTTTCGCCCGGTTCGCCATCCTTGGCGGGCGGGATTGCGGCAACGGCCTTGGCGACTTCGGCGGCGATCAGCGGAGCCACGTCTTCGACCGTGATCGACGTGCCGGGCTGTCCGTCTTCTCCATTGCGGAGCGTCGCCATGCGGGCCGAAACCATATCGGCCGTGGCGCGTTCCGCTGTTACCGCGCGCAATTCCATTTCGGCAGTCTTGGCCCGCAGTTCAGCCGACAGCGCGTCAAACCGCTGGCGAAGCTCACGCTCGATCCTGGCCACGATCGCGCCAAGCTCCGAGGCGAGATCATCAATCAACGAGTGCGGAATGCCGGTCATACGAGGCGCGGAAGGCGCGGAGGGCGCGTTGCGGATCGGGGTCGGGACCGTCATTGTTATCCGCATCCGGTTCTGTGGCCACATCAGGCGGGACGGCCGCCGCCGGTTGCGGGGGCTGCATCGCCGCACCGTAGCTCAAGGGAACAACCTGTTGCTGAACGCGGGGGTCGTCGCCAAATTCCGCACTCGGGTATCCCTCGGAATTGCGGAACTCGTTGATGGTCAGGCCGGACTTCGTGGCGATCGACCACCCCTCCATCCGCTCCTTGAAGTTGGAGCGCATCAGGGCAGACGTATCAAACTCTAGGTATTCGTCCGGCTGCCCTTTCAACCGGAACAGCAACCCCATCGCTTCCTCAATGTGATTGAGAGCGAAGCCGAGGCCGGACGATTTCCAGGACGACATAAGCGCCTCGGTTGAGGCGAATGGCGTGCTGCCAACCCCAAGCACCTGCAACGGCATCCGAAACGCAAGCGCCACATTCTGATCCGACAGCTTGAGCATTTCGGCCAACTGTCCATCGGCCGCCGATACCGCAACCGGCTTGGCCTTCAAGCCCCACGACAGCACAGGCGTTCCACCGGCATTCTCGCCTTGGGTCTGTTCGTTCCACCGCGCGCGAAGGTCATCAGCCTGTTGCCGCGTCAGCTTTTCATCCGTCTCCAGCATGAACGACGGACGAGCTTGGTTCAGATAGAACGCCACCTGCTGATTGAGTGCGGCGCCCGACATGGCCAGATCAAGTGTCGTTGACAGGATCGGGCTTTCGCCCTTGAGCGGGTGGCGCGGCGTGTGCAGTCGCACATGGAGCACGTCCCGGGCGGGGATCGGCGCGCTAAAGTCAAACCGCTGTTCGGCAATTTCGTTGCCGCTCAGGTCGTAGAAGATGGACCCGTCCACCGCAACGCGAGGCGTGCCATTCCGCATCAGATGCAGTTCGGCGATTTCCTCACGGGCGTTCCTGATAGCCACGCCAAACGCCTCGCCTTTGGTGTATAGGCGCCGGGTCAGGTTCAACAGCAGATCGGAAATCGACTGATAATCGTTCGGCTGGCGGAGGATGCGGGTCAGACTGGAATTAGACACCCGCTCCCGGCCGCCATTCGGCATCAGTCGCCAATGGTCGCCGGGGCACATGGCAATCGTCTGGGCATAGGCGGAAACACACGCTTCGACCATGGCGCTTGTCTCGCCATACGGTTGTGGCGTGTATCCCATCTGCCACCAGTTCATATACCGGCCGGCGGTCGCGGATAGCCAGCCGTCATTCAGCAGGTAGGGACCGGGGCGATATTGGCCCTCGGTCGCCTTGGCCTTTCCGAAGATGCGGCTCAGGATGCCCAACTAGCCGGCCTTCGCCTCACGCGTCCGATACGCCTTCGCCGGACCGGCGCGCATATCGTTCGTCACCACCGGGACAGCCTTAGCCCGTTCCGCGCCGGCATCCACCCCACGGGAACGCGGGGTTTCACCATCGGACCGATACTGCACCGCGCGGCCATCCTTGTGATGCAGCCGGCCGGTCGTATCGGGGGACACGTCACGCGGATCACCCACCGTGCCGTCCTCCATCACGAACCACGTCTCCATCATGCGTCGGACACCGTGATGACGAACGTGCCAGTTTTGGAGGCGCCGGCCTGTGCCAGAACGATCTTGACCCGATCACGAGACAGGGCAATCCGGTCGTTCACCGCCTCCCCAAGCGCCGCATACAGGGACGCAACGCCGGCCGTGGTGCATGTCGCGGCACGGGGCCTGACCACCTCGGAAGCGTTGATGTTCGTATCGGTCCAGATGTTTTCGCCGGTCGCGTCCGCCGTGATGGTGAAATCGACGCCATCGGTATAGCCGCCAGACCCGGCTTTCACATACTGGACGCTCTCGATGTAGCCCGAAAAATAGGGCGTGTAGTGGGTGCCGACCTGCGACCCGTCAGAAGTCGCGGTCACGGTGAATTTGCGGGAGCGCGCCATGTCCGGTCACCCGTCAATCGTAACGTGGAGCGTGCCAGTCGTGGCGTTGCCGGCGCCATCGACCACGATCTTGATACGGTCACCGCCAATGGCGATCCGACCGTTCACCGCCGTTCCGCCGCTCGCATACAGGGATGCGGCCCCGGCCGTGGAATGCGTTGCGGCGCGGGGATGGCGTGTGGCCGAAGCGTTCACGCTGTCCTCTGCCCACAGGGTTTCGCCCGTGGTTTCCAGCGTGCAGACGAAGTCGATCCCGTCCGTGAAATCGGTCTTCACGTAGCGGAACGACACCAGATGCCCATAGATCGCGGGCGTGTAGAACGTCCCATCGCCGCTGGCGTCAACGGTCATCGGGACAACAAAGCGGCGAACAGTCATGTTGGGTGCCTCCCCGCACTAGCGCGGACAAAAGGGAAGACGCGGGGCGTGGCGGCCCCGCGTCTTGTTGGTTACCAGGTGACGTTTTCGATCCACTGCACCATGCCGGTGCGGCGCATATTCCACGTCACATCCATCATCATCTTGAGCGCGACGCTGTTGGTCTGGAACATCGACCGAACCGGATCGGCCGTGGTCGGGCCGGTGCCAGAGACGATTTCCAGCGGCGTATCGCTCATGTGGATGGTGGCCTGATCGGACGCCTCAAACATCGGCGTGTCGCCAGTCCCGGTCACAAAGTCCGCCGTATCAATGGCGATCACCATGCCGGAAGTGACCGACGTGGAAACCATCAGACGGAAGTCGGCAAGGAACTGATTGGCCCAGCCGAAACCGCTGTTATTCGGACCCGGCATCATCTTGATGTGACGGGCCTGCGCGGGGTTCATCATGAGGGCCAACGAACGCCCCGCATTTGCCGAATCAAACGGCGCAAGCAGGGTTTTCATGTCCTCAAGGAACGCCGTGTAGTCGCCGCCGCCATAAGCGGTTCCGGCCGCCGACACGCCATAGCGAAGGCCGGGCGGGCGGGTCGTTGATCCGGCCGTCGCATCCAACAGCAGCCCATCCAGGGTGATGCCCGTGCGGGTCAGAAGCTCGCGACGGATCACGTCTTCCAGAGCCGGCGTCGTAAGGCGCATCACTTCCTTCGTCATAGGAACGATGATGCCGAACTTGTGCGGCGCGAGGGTCAGGGAATCCAACGTCAAGCGACCGACCTTGATCGGATCGCCCTCAAGAACGAACCCGCCGGCCAGCGCGGTCGTGCTGGAACTGAACGGAATCTTGATGGCCCCCGAGTTGGGTCCGAAGGTCAGACCGACGCCCATATCACGCAGGGCCGGGTAGATCGAGAACGGCTGAAGCAGTGAAAGGAACTCCGCCGTCGCGGTCTGCACAAGCTGCGAGGCCCAGCCGGATGTGGTCGTGGTGCCGACCACGACATCCGCCTTGGTGACCATCGCCGTCGCTTCGTGGCCCGGGTAGCGGTCTTCCAGCACCCGCTCAATCGGCTGACGGGTCACGTGCGCCATGAAGTGGCACAGGGCCGCGCGCACGATCAGGTCCGACGCCTTCACTTCCGGCGCGGGATACCCGAGGGGACGGCGATTGATTGCCGGGCTGGCGGGCGAACCGGCGCCCGCGCCGATCTTCGCTTCCGAGGCCTTCATGACGGCGATGGAGCGTTCCACGTGGTCGATCTCGTCGGTCAGACCGGAAATCGCGTCCAGGTCGAGGGTCTCGTCGTTGTTCAGTTGCACCAGACGATCACGCTTGGCGTTCAGGTCGGCTTGCGCGGCTTCAATCCGCTGCGAAAGGGTGGTCATGGCAGGTTGCCTTTGGGTAAGGGGAGGTTTCGGAGAGGCGTTCCCGCCATGGTTGGCCACGTCCCGTTGCCTCGTTTCGGCTTGCTCGCCAAAAACAAGGGACATGGTTTCGTCGGAGACGTTCAACGACCGGGCGACTTGCAACGCCGCCGGGTTGGCCGGGATGGAAACCAGAGAGGTTTCAAGCAATTCCTGCCGCTTGTATCGCTGTCCGCCGTAGGGCTTCTTCGGGTCGATCGGTTCCCATTCAGCGGGGCGAAACCCCACGGAAACCGCACGCAAGATGCCCTGTTCAACAAGGCTGATGACCTCATCCAGCCGCTGGCTTGTGCCGCGCATGGCGAGGTTCAGCTTGCCGAGTAGCTTGCCGCCTTCAACCCGGATATCGGACCATGTGCCGATCGGGAATGAAGACGAATGGCCGAACAAAGCGATCGGGTTCCGCTTGAAATTCCGCAGGTCCCATCCGCGCGCCTCGACGATATCGCCGTAACGATCGACCGTCGCATCGGACAGGACGAATTCGAGGGAACCGCCATCGGAGACGGCAGTTTTGTTGATGATGTCCATGCTCATTCCGATTGAGGTCAGGCGACCATTGCGAAGACGTCGACAGGCGGCACCGCCTCCGGGTTCCGAGACATCAGCGCCACCGCATCAAACAGCGCCATCACAGGGTCAATCTTGCCCGTGCCGCTGTTCTGCTTGTTGATGGTGATCGCGTTCCCCTTCGGCTCGGCCTTCGCGTTGCCCACTGCCCAGGCCATGATGGGCTGATCGGCATGGACCAGCGCACCCGACGCCAGCTTGACCTCGGTTGTTTTGATGGCACCGTTCAAGGTCCAACCCTGCGAAATGGCAACCACCCGGTCACCATCAATTCCGCGCGCAGCCATCGCATCAACGATCATGCCAACCCCCATCGGGTCCAAGCCCACGCGCGAAAGCAGCCCGCTTGCGTCAATCTCGGCCGCCAGGTCCGCCACCTGCTCGAAGGCGTCTTCCATGTCGCCGACAATCACCAGATCGCCCGCAGCCGCGAAGTCTTGCAGCCGGGACGCTTCCGACTTGCGTAGCGCCAGGACGCCCGAATGAACCCAGGACCGGGACCATGAAAGCCAGCGCCGGGTATCAACCTCGCGTCCGACCACCGACACCGAAAGCAGGTCATCCAACCCGCCGCCGTCGACGCCGATTGCCACGACCTCGGATCGCTCCAACAGCGCCGCCAGCGTCAGGTCAGGTTCGCCAGAAGTTAGCCAGTGGTCGGCGCCTCGCCAGCGGTCGGAGCCGAGAGAAAGGCCGATCTCGACGTTGAAGTGCTGGCTCGCCAGCAGGACCATCTGCTCGAGGCCCTGTTCCTCGGCCTTCCGCAGTTCGTCCACAAGGAACGTTTCGTTGACCGAGCGACCGAGGTTCGGATTAACCAGCGGCCAATATCGCCGCTCTTTCCAACCATCATCCGCTGCCACTTCGGCGGGGAGTTCGTAAATCACAGGCAAAAGCGGCAGCCTGAGAACCCCGTCCCGCACCTTTCGTGCGGTCATCAGTTCCGTCCGGAACACGCCAGCCGGTGGCGCTTTGCTCTGCGTCGTCGTCTGGAACAGAAACCCGTCAGGCCTCTTGGCCAAAGCGCCGCGAAGCTCCACAAAGATATCTGCCGCCGCAGGCTTCTTCGCAAAGACGTGCGTCTCGTCGATCATCGTGCCGACAGCCTTGGACCCGGTAATAACGTCGGTGTCCGCAGCTTTGATCTGTAGCGTCGCGCCCGTCTTTCGATGGGTAATCAGCCGAATATGCCGCTGGATGTGGAACAGCTTGTCGAGTTCCGCGTCTGCCCGGATGGTCCCGCTCGCCTGCTTAAAGGCGATGTCCGCGATTTCCTTGGTCGGCGCGATTAGCAGAAACTCAGCCTGCGGCCGGCGGTTGACGATTAGCGCCGCCACCATCACCGCGCCGCCGTAACTCGACTTCGCGTTCCCTTTCGGGATCAGTTCAAAGTATTCCTGGATCACCCGGCGATCAGTGGTCGGATCGTAGGACCCGAAGATGACCTCGACGATCGGGAAATACCAAGGCCCGCAAGCCTCGGCCAGCGTCGGCATTCCCTTGATATCCGGGACCCTGAGCCGCTTGAATATTCGCAACCCGCGCGCTGCTTCAGTCTCGAACAGCGGCAGGTCCGGGACCAGAGAGCGGCCGGCCATGATCCGGTCCGCCCAGTCGACGCAAGATGTATCCCAGGACGGCATCAGTTCAGAGTGGCGCCCGTGTCCAGATCATCGCCCCAATCCGTCCCATGGCCCGCCGTATCCGCGTCGGCCTGAGCGATTTCCTTCTTGCCCGGAGGCGAGAATGACACGTCACGCCATCCGGCGCGGCACTTGAGCCAGAAGATGCAAGCCGTAACCGCATCCTTGCCCGTGCCCTCTGTCGCGCGCTTGAATAGCGATTGAGCGACTTTCGCGTTGGCTTCAGCGGCGGCGGTCTCAAGTTCCGACTGAAAGTGAAGCCGCAACGTCTTCGGGTCGCACCCGATCACCAGCCCAATGTCAGCCTGTGGCACGCCATAAGCCGCCATCGCCTTGACCTGCGAACGCTGCGCGTCAGTCGGCTGGAAGCTCGGTCTGCCTCGTTTGATTGCGCTCATGTTCCACTTCGGTGAATGACCGACCGTCGCCTTCAAGCGTGGCAACCTGGCCGGTGAATGCCTGCCACCGCTTGACGGCGACATCGACGTAGGCGGGAGACAACTCAATGGCGTGACACGCGCGCCCGGTCATCTCAGCCGCAATAATGGTGGTGCCGGAGCCGCTGAACGGTTCGTAAACCGCCTGGCCGGGGCTGCTGTTGTTCTCGATCGGACGCTTCATGCACTCGACGGGCTTCTGAGTGCCGTGGCCATGGCCACCGTCCTCACGCGCCTTTATGTTCCAGACTGTGGTTTTGTCCCGGCCGCCAAACCAGTGGCCTGTTCCGCCCTTCTTGACAACATACCACGCGGGTTCGTGCTGCCAGTGATAATGGCCGCGGCCTAAAGTCATCCGGTCTTTCGCCCAGATAATCATCGCACGGTGCTCGAAGCCAGATGCCTCAAGTGAAGCAAGAACCGTAGTCGTGAACATTGATGCGTGCCAGACATAGGCGACGTCGCCGGGGAACAGCGCCCAGGCTTCGGACCAGTCTGCTCTGTCGTCGTTCAAAACAATCCCGGACTTGGCCTTGTTATTCGAAGTGCGCGTCGGGTCATACTCGACCCCATACGGCGGGTCCGTAACCATCAAGTGCGGCTTCACCCCATTCAAAGCCCGGCCCACCACCAGCGCATCGGTAGAGTCCCCGCAAACAATCCGGTGCCGACCCAGCACCCAGACATCCCCCGGAACCGTAACAGGCTCGGCCGGCGCGTCAGGCACGTCGTCCGGGTCCGTCAATCCCTCGGTGGTCTCGGCCAACAGCGCCGCCAATTCCAAGTCCGCGAAGCCGGTCAGCCCCAGGTCGAAGCCCTCGAACTTCAGATCCTCAAGCTCGACCCGCAACAGCGCATCATCCCAGCCCGCGTTCAGCGCCAACTTGTTGTCGGCCAGGACGTAAGCCTTCTTCTGAGCGTCGGTCCAACCCCGCGCCACCATGACCGGGACCTCAGCGATACCGAGCGTCCGGGCTGCCATCACGCGACCGTGGCCGGCAATGATCCCGCCGGCTTCGTCGACCAGAACCGGCGTCGTCCAGCCCCATTCGCGAATGGAAGCGGCGATCTGCGCCACCTGGGCGTCGGAGTGGGTCCGAGCGTTGCGAGCGTATGGCACCAGGGCCGCCACAGGGCGCCTCTCGACGGCATCGGCTGGCCATGTAGCGGGGAATGGGTCGGGAGCCACTGTCGCGCGTTTGGTGCCGGCAGCGGCCATTTATCAAAAGTCCTTTTTACGGCGGAAAAATTCTGCGGCTGATCCCCAAACGTTCCCTGCCCCCATCGGCGCCAGGGATTTGACCCTACCCCCCCCTGTCGTCAGGTCGGCCGCTTGAACCGCTCAGCCCGTGCCGCCTGGGTCTTCCGAGCGTGGTGCGTGCCACAAAGCGCCATCCCGTTGTCAGGATCGAGCGCCGCGCCACCGTCTTTCCGTTCGGCGATGTGGTCGGCAAATAAGCGGACGGGATGGGCTGCGGTGCAACGGTATCCGTTCTCAACCGCCTCGCATCTCCACCCGGCGCGGTGCATCACGACTTGGCGCCATGCTCGGTGTTCAGGGGTCAGAAGATCGGGATCAGCCCGCTTGGGTTCCAGCCGCGCAGTCCGCGTATCCAGAACCGGCAGGCTAGACGACAGAAACCGCAGCTTGCTTGGTGGCATGGCTGCGGTTCCGGTTCGGATTATCGGGATCGGCAGTCGCTATAACCGCCAGGGTAGCCAGCCTTGGCACACATTGCCGGAGGGTGTCAAGCGTCTTCGCGCGCCTTGGCCAACGCATCGGGGCACGCTTCCCATGCGGCCAGGATCAGCAGCAGCCACCGAGGCGCGGGGAGGGCGTTGCGGGAGTAGCGCGATAGGGTGTGGTGGCTGATCCCGAGGATCGCAGCGGCCTCGGTCTGGGTTAGACCGAGGCGCTTGAGGGTTGGGTTGATCATGCGTCGGCTTCGGCCGTCGTAACAGCGACGCCGCCGACCATCCGCCAGGCGATGTCGCCGCCCATGTCATTCACGTCGGCAATCACCGCATCCGAAGCAGGCAGGCACCGCAACCCGCTTTCGCGCGTCCAGTTGCCCAGGCACTCGGTGCTATCCACGTCGTCGCCGATAAGCTCGACCTGCGCTGCTGCCAGTGTGGCGCGGGCGTCGTCCCATGCTGCGTCTACCGTGTCGCCTGCGCCCTGAATAGTGCCGTCGTTGTCGGTGATAATATAGGCCATGGTCTGTGCTCCCGTGTTGGTGGAGGGGCAAAGCCCCCTGTTGTGTTAGGCGGCGTCCGCCAGCCGGATCAGGTGAGCGGCCAGGGCGCGGGCCTCGTTTGCCGTCATCCGCAGCGTTGCGGGACATTCAAACAACGGGTCGTCGTGCAGGATCGCGATCGGCGCCTTAACCGCCTCGGCAACGCGCATGTGCGCCGGCGTCACGATCACGGTGTAGGTTGCTTCCTGAATGTGCATGTCCTGGTCCTTTTCTCGGGTTCGGCCATCCCGTCCCCATGACCACACCATATCGCCCCACGGGCGAACCGTCAACCGAACAATGGACGCACAGGCGATTTATTTACGTTCAAGCCGCGTCCCGTCGTAATGGTCCACCAACCGCAGCATTGCCGCCTCGACCATCGCCGCAGTCCGGTCCCGTGGTAAACCGCGGTTGCTGGTGATGGCAGCCAAAGAGAGCCGCGACACCAGCAGGTCCGATGCGTAAGCGTGCAGCGTCAGGCCGAGCGCATCCCGTGCCGCATGGTGCCGCGTCAGAGCCGCGGCTTTGCCCCAGGCTTTGACGTGCGGGCATGGCAGGTCGATTGCCCCTCGACCACCAGCCGAGGATGCCCCCAGCACGCCGACCTCATAGTCCCGCCGATAGCGTTCGCCAGCCATGACCAGTGCGTTCGTCCACCGCTCCGGCGTCTGGCGATGGAGCATGAGCAGCGGGTCGTATCGCCGCTCTCCCAGGATCAGCCGCGCCTCACGCCGCAACGGGTCCATGTCTTCGGGATCGGCCCACGCGGCTTTCATAACGCCAGGATGGTCGAGGACCACCGCCGCTGCTGTCCGGGAGGATGGTGACGGGGTTGGCTTGGGTTGCTTACGGGGCTTCATCGGTCGCGCTCCTGTGTCTCATTCCGTAGACGCCGCATTTCCTGTCCCCTCCTAAATGTCACCATTGTCGCCTTTGTCACCTTTTTCTAACCCCTACGCATGTGAGATTTAGAACAGATATAGAACACATTGTGTTCATACACATATGGGAACTGGCTGAAAAAAGGTGACAAACCCGACAAAGGTGACATTCCGACCTCCGTCAACGCCGCAAAGCCCAGCGAGGGCGGCGCGTATCGTTACGGTCCACCGTCAGCTTGGCACCGTCTACCACGTTGTTATTGTTCTTTGTTAGCCACCTGCCCAACCGCGCCGGTGATATTGTGGTGCCCGACCGCTCTGACGCCGCCTCTAGGCATGCTTCCCGGAACATCGGGCAAACAAACCCATGCCCATCGGTTTCCTCAGCCCGAAGTATCATTTCTGGGACGGACAGCCTTGCAGCGATGCCGACCTCTTTCTCCCAGGCCCCAAAGAAGGCAGCGCGGGATGCTCGTGTGGGGTCCTCTGCCCGTGCCAAATCCATCGACTTCACCGGGTCCACGGCACCGAGCCACACCAGCGCGGAGCGGACCAAGTTAGACCACCGCTCGAAGGATGCCAGCGGCGGGAGTTGGTTTGGGTATCCGGCGCACACATAGGCCCGGCCGATCGTGAGGCACGCGGCGACATAGTGCCCACGGTCGGCCATCACGTCCGCCACCGGGTTGCCGGAGAATTCCCTCGCCTCGGGGTTTTCGAGGTTGGCATCGAGGCGGCAGATCATCGTTCGGCGCACCATGTCGGCGGGGGCACTCAAATTGTTGCCGTTGGCAAACACGGTGAAAGTGTTGGCGATGCGGATGTCGGTGGACGTGCCCAACGGCCGGATTTTGAGCAACGGGCGCTCCGTCACTTGGTTCAGGAAGTCCCCACCCATCATCTCCGACACATTGTCGATGGCGATGATCTGCTGTCCGGAAAGAGCGGCGGCGATCAGTCGCTTTTCGGTCTCGTTCACGTCGGGAGACATGGCGATCACGGCGCATCGTTCGCCCGTAGCGATGGCCGATGCGGTGTCGAGTAGGTAGCTTTTGCCGGTGCCAGGCTGCGGCGCGGTGGCGGCATGCATGGGCACCGCCGGCAGTAGCGCGCCCCGTAGGACCACGGTTAGGATCATGGACAGCGCGACCGATCGGCTTGCATCGTCGGCAAACGGGAACTCGGCCAAGAGCGATTGCAGTGTATCCAGGGCGCGGGCGGCGTCGGCTTGCGTCGGCTTGGCGGGGATGGGAGGCATCTTCGGCGGTCCGATCAGGACCAGTCCGGTTGCCGGATCGTAGCCTTCTCGGTCAAGGATCGTGCCATCAGGCCGCATGGTTGGTGTGGAGATGACGCCCGCGATCGGGGGGAATGGCCACTCCCCGAACATGGCCGCGACCTGTTCAACGACCTCCTTCGGCGGGTCGATGCGGACGATCTCCCCGTTCTTGTTCATGCGCTCCCATTCCGCGACGGTGCCCATGGTCCGGCCGAGGATGGGGATCGTGACCGGGACGATCCCCGGTATCCCGATCACGTTGCCGTCCGAGGTTTTGGCTTGGGCCGATGCCGTGCGGACAAGCATTCGGTCCCGCTGATAGAACGGCACGCCTGCGTGATCCATGGCCGCTATTGCCTGATCGGCCGCAACGTGGCGCTGGCCGCTGATGACGCTGATGACGGGCCGGCGAACGTCCTCAGACACGGGTGCGGCGCGCGACTTTTCTAGCGCCTCACGTGCGACCTGTTCCGGATCAAATGGCAGGCTCATGTCCGTCGTGCCCTCAATCCGCTGTCGATGGTTGCCATGGCTTCGCGGATCGGGATAGCCCGGACGCGAGCGGCGGCTAGTAGGCTCTCCCGGACCTCAGCCTCCGTCAATGTGCCATCCTCCATAAACCGCGCCATGCTCCATGTCTCTCGGTTCAACGTATCGTTGGCCTGGCCAGACGGCGCGGTTGCCACCCGCTCAATCGCATGGCGCAGCGCGCCCGTGGCGTATTTCCGCTTTCGGCCCTCGCCTACCAGGACCGGAGCGGGACGGGCTGGCGGCTCTGGCGGCGGTGCCATGAGCTCGAGCAGCCACGCGGGCGCGTCGGGAGGGGATACCTCCCACGGCGGCACAAGCCATCGGTAGGGCAAGCCCAGATCGACATGGGTTGACGGCGGGATGGTCTGTGACAGGCGCCCGCGCCTCGGGTCAATGCCTGGCGCCGGGTGCCCCGTCTTGCCGATTATGGGTTCGCCAGACCACCGAAAGAACACGGCCATGCCACCCGACCCGGATTGCATGATGGGCCGAGGCGGCAATCCACCATGTTCCGCGACAATCGCTTTGAACGCGCCGAGACCGTCTGGGTGATGCGGCGGAACATCCAGGTCAATGCCCCACAAGCCGGACGGGCCGAACACCACCCGCCAGTTGCAGCGCGGGAAGCGTTCGGACCATTCCGCAATCACGTCCAGATCGCAGGACGCGGCGGCCGAGGCACCACCGAAGCATCCGGCGCGGGACGTGGACGATGCGGGGTAGACGTGCCACCCCAGCAGCGCCACACGCTCAATATCCTCGGGAATGGCCATGACGGTCATTCCGTGTCGCCTGGATGATCCTGCTCAATCGCGGCGATGACAGCGGACGAAAACCGATCGGACGTGTCGCGGTTCGTCCATTCCAGGATCGGCGTGTATTTCGGCTTCCCATCGGTGCCGCGATATACAGTCCCATCGGAATTGACGGACGGCTTGGACGGAAGCGCGGCCCATGCCCCGCCATCGGTCTTGCGGTAAATCATCACGCCGTTGATGCGGAGCGCGCCAAGGCGCACGTCGGCAAACCCCCGCAGCCCGCCCTTGCAAACGGATTTCCATGTGACCAGTTCAACCGGCATCGGTTTATCACTCATTGCCGTGCCCCCATCAAAACCACGTCGAGTGCTTCCCGATCGCGGGTTACCCCCACATACGATCCCTTGGCGCGCCCCTCGGCCGTGGCCAAGACACCGATGGCGCGCCGCACAACGGCAGCCCGCGAAAGGCCCTGCTCAGCAGCGATGGCGTCTATCTGTCCGACTGCCTCCCTCGGCAATCGCATCTCGAACCGTTCCATGGTATCCCTCCGAATAGACGGCGGATGCTACGGCGTTTCTCCCGATGGGTCAACCCATGGCCGGCGCTGCACACAATCCCCAAACCGGACGACCCACGTATCCGGGTCGATCGTGACCAGCCATTGCCGGCCGTCGATCTCCACCCACGCGAACCATTCCCAGCCGTATTGGTCGCCTTCCTTGGACCCCCACCACGCCGTAAACGGCTGCCCGTTGATCGTGAGCCGTGCCCAGATCGTCAGAGCGGGATTACGGCCCGGGTCGTCCAGCACGATCGGCCCCGCGTCGCACATGCCATGCCGCGCGCCGTTGACCTTGGGGCCGAGGGTGACGGGACCCATCAGAACATCACCCGGTCTCGAACCGCGTTCACCTTCCGCAGCCGGGCGGCCGATGGCTTGGCGGCGACGGGCTTGTAGGACCGAGGCGCCTTCCCATCCTTCGTTTCAGCCGCAGCAATTTTGCTCCGCACGCCAGCATCGGCGTGCATGGCCAGAAACTCGGCATTTGCCCGAAGCTCCACCCCGATGGACTTGATCCACTCGAAATACGTCGAGACCGACGTAACCCACGACCACCAGCAACCCACCGCCATCAAGCGG